ATATTATTTGTAATAGTGTAGTTATCTTTTACTTTGAACTTACTGATAGATACTGGGTCGCTTTCTACTATTGCAGTTTGTGCTGGGGATGATACTGCTTTTACTTCAACACTTTCAGTTGGCTTGCCAGATAGGACACCATTTAGTTTATTCCACTCATCACGAAAATATTCTTCGGCTGTTGCGGCTGCTGTGCCAAGGTCTAATAGTTCGCCAGTTTCTTGAAAATATTCTGAAACAACTTGAAAAATAACTTCGTCTGCACTTTCAACGCCTCCCATAGTGCTTGCAAGTTTTAGGAGATGGGGATAGGTACCTTCGTTTTGTTTTACAAATGTGTTTATTTCTTTATTGAATGTATCTACTGCTTGTTGTTCTGCTTGCTGGGTTTGGACACTTTGTCTTTTAGAAAACTCTTCTTCTACTTGCTTTCTTACTTCTTCAGCAGTAGGTGGTTTCTTATCTGCTTCTTTTTTATTATAATACTCAATAACTGAGTTGGTTAAAGAGTCATAGGGTATTCCGAGTTTATTTAGCAACTCTTCGGGGTTGTCTTTATAAGTATCTTTGGCACTACGGAAATACTTTAACTCTTCCAGTTCCTTTTGGGCTTCAGCAAGACGAGTTTTATACTCTACCTCTTTCTTTACGAACTGGGCTTCTTTCTTGGCAACATCTAAATACTTGCTACTTCCAACCTTCTCTTCTACTTTTGGTGCTTCTACTACTGCCTCTGCTGTTGGCACATTCGCTTCTGCTGTCTCACTCATTTATCTATCTCCTTTGCGGCAGTCATAACCGCCCGCGTCGTTTCACCAGCCATCCCAACTTCGCCCGTAGAGTTTAGCATATTTTACGGACAAAGTCAAGTGGTTGATATTTATACTTGTGGTAACCCAGCCGCTTGTGCAACTAATGCTTCTGCTCCTGGTAGTTCGCCAGTTGCCGCAGGTAATGCAAGTTGGCTTGCTTCGCTTGGGGCGATTTGGGAGCCTAACTCTGGCATTGGTAGGTTTGGAATAACTGGTGCTGGTGGTGGGACTTGTAGGGCTTGTAAGTCACGAATAAACTGACGAACAAGTTCTAACTTTTCTTCGCCTTCACCCAGTTTTCGTCCAAGACTATAATATTGTAATGCCAACTTTTGTGCAAGTTGTAGGTTGTCCAATGGGTCTGGTGGGGTGTATTCGCTGTCTTCCAACATCTTTTCAAATACTTCTTTGAGGTAGTCGTCTTGTGCTGTTGAAAGCATATTGCTTGCTTCAAGGTCTGGGAAATTTAAAAGTTCCCGTTGCTCTATAGGGTCAAGTAGCCCTCGCTTTACAAGGTCGTCAATAGTTTCAAGACGCCCAGCAGGGTCATTTGGTAGCGATGATGCTGGGAATACAGAAATGGTGTAGTCGTCTTCTTTTAGTTTTATTTCTTTAAAGTCTAACTTGGTAAGTGTCTTGGGGTTATTGATATTGACAGGATAGTGACCAGCGTTTTCTTTAGCAATACCAGTTGCCATATTTACTGAGCACTTGGCAATATCTACAAAGAATGCTTCAATGTCCTGACTAAACTCAAGAAACCTTGCACTTTCAATATCGTTAAACTCACGAAGTGCAACACCGCTGTTTAGACCCGCTGGTTTTTGGCTATATGCAGACAACTCACTTACACCCGATATTTGATACGAACGTTGAATAAGTGTTTGTAGGTTATTATAAAACTCTGGTGGTAGGATAGGTGGCGTAATGTATTCTGGTTTGTTGCCAGTATATTTAATAATAGTGCCAATGTTGTTGTTGAAACTTTCAACAGGTATTTGACTACCATTCTGTACAAGTATCTTGAATGAACCTGCTAAATGATAAGACCTTTGTTGAACGGCTAATAACTTATTTATTTCAAGTTGTGTGCTTTTTAGTTGTTCGGCAAGACTTTGGCTCCAATATCCTGAGAATGGTTGTGTCCAAGAGATACGTGCAAATGGAAAACGTTTATCAGTCCATTCATCACAGGATAGCAAGCAGTCAGGAACTGCCATAAGATGCTTGCCATTCTTGCGGTCTTCGCCTGTTCCTATCTTCCACGCTTCTAATACTTCTATTTGGTCGGTTGCTGGGCTTGTGATATGGAGTTGGACAGAGAAGAGTTGTTGAGACTGCGCTATTTTATCAGCCTTATCGGGGAACATCTCCATTAGTGCTTGACGAGAAACCAACTTGATGCGATACATATGGGTAGGAGTTGCACCACCAACACATTCCAGTTCATCAACAAATATTTCATAAGGTATTACGCGCTCAAGGCGAACTCTATTATTATCCGAATAGATATGGATAAAACCATCTCCATAAACAAGGGCATCTCGTAATACGCTTCGTGAAATACTATAAATATCATTTTCTTGAAATATGCCTTCTGTGAAGTAAGAAAGTTTCTTTGCTGCCTTGACTGCCTTAAAGCCTCCAGCGTTCGTTAGGAACCGAGCACGGGGCTTTAAACGCGATACTTTAGATATCAGCGTATCAACATTACTTTGTACGCAGTTGAATGTCAGGCGGTCAGGTAGGACATTATTATTGTTGTAGTTATTGTTGTATGTACGGGATAGGTTGGCAAAGTAGTCTGCGATACCATACAGGCGGCTTTCTACTCTATAACGAGAGATGCGGTTTTGAATATCTTGTTCAAGCAAGGCAGTCATTTGCTTTACAGCGTCAAGACGCTCGTAGTCATCATCAAAATACCACCACTGAGTTGCTGAAGTGTAGTTGTTTGTATTTGAACTATTGACTTGTATTTTTTTATTAGGGTTTATTGCTTTGCGGTCGTTCTTTGTAAAGTCCTGGAAGCCTGGCATATGTTATTCCTCATTTTTTGTACTTGATAAGCAGCCGTGTAGGCACTCACCAGCGTCGTTGCCTTCCCAGATAGGGTGACCGCAGGGAAGTTTATCGTCTTTACTCTCGTCCTCAAAACGGCTGGGTTCTACATAAGTTTTATGTTCTGCTGGAAGGTGTCCGAGAGTTATAGAAACTCCATCAACAGACAAAGCCCTAACGCCATATGAGCGTAAGAGCGGCAAAGCAATATCAATAGGTTGTTCTAAAAGTTCTTTTATACGCATTATATCTCCCTAATAAGTAGTCGGCAAAGAGAGTATTAGTTATAAATATCCTCGCTGCCCCATAGTAACTCCTCGCGTTCCATCTTTTCACGGGCAAACTTGCTATTCATCTCGCCCATTTCCCGTTCCATATCATTTTTATATACTTGGTCTGGTGTTGGGGCTGTATAGGCATAACTATAAGTATAGCGATAAGCATACAGGGCAGCATCTGCGATGTCTGGATGGTATGAGGTGTCTTCTTTGTAGATGCCTTTCTCTAATGCACGTTTATTCCAAACAGCCTTGTCGTATTCTTCCAGTAACTGGGAGGAACCTTTATTATAAACCTTTATCTTGCCGCTTATAAAGGAAGAGTTCATAATACGGATAAAGGATGCCTTGTCGTGCTTCTCTGCGGCTATAAGGGGCAGTTGGTGGTGTCGGACCATTTCTTCTACGGCTTGCTTATTAGCACCATCAACAACAAAATAACCAATAGGATACTCGCCCATCCACTCACGAATATTATTTGCTGTATCGGTAATAGTGAGATGACGCCATTTCTCAGCACGGACAATATAAACATTTGGGTCATTCTCGTGCCAAGCAAGTAGAGCAAAAGCAGTTGCATCGTTGAACCCCAAGTCAATACCGAGCGTATATTGCCACGCCTTCCATCCATAGTCTGGCAACTCGCCATTCCAAGCATTCTTATTATGGTCGTAACGATATATTTTATTGCTGTCCTCAATAACCCAACGTGCAAGATAATGCTGCTGGAACCAAGGCTGCTCTTCAACGAGGGGGTCTGACGCCTTCAAGTCCATTATTGTTTCGTTCCAAGCGTCCTTCATATAGACATTATCATAAGCCGTCCAACCCCACACCTTCCAGCCATTTACTTCACGACGAGATGGTGGGCTTACCTGTTGCTCACGGGTGAGGTCATAAAAGATGCCGTCTTTTTTATTATCTGGGGTTCCTATCATAGCAATAGTTCCCTTCAAGTCAGACATAGCGGGTTTCAATATTTTGTAAATAAGGTTGTGTAGGTCTATTGTATAGGAGGCTGCTTCGTCTATTACAGCAAGGGCATACTTCTTGCCAAGCAACTTGTCCTTCTCGGCTTCACTATCATCAACACCAAGGATATAAATAATACTTCCGTTAGGAAATGTAATAGTGAGTTCGGTTTCGTTGAACTTGACAGCAATATTATACTTTGATAGAATAGCCTTGAATACATCCGTCCATACGATACGCTTGGCACTATCACGGGTTAGACCAATATAAACACTTGATGTGCTGGGGCGTTCAAGAGCAGTCTTTATCAAATATAAACCCGCCGTATAACTCTTTGCAGAGCGGCGGGTGCAATACAGGGCTTTTAGTTTGGCTGGGTCTAATATAAACTCCCGTTGTAGAGAGAATGTATCTCCCAGGATATTAGGATAAGTCTTGGCTTTCAATAACTTATTTATTTCTTTTTGTTCCGAGGCGGTAAGTTTAGACCACACTTTCTCAATATCCATTATTCTTCTCCATTTGCGTAATAAAGGCTGAAAGAGGACACACCTCTCGGTGGTCCCCTAACGCCTTGCTATCGCATATTATATATATTACACAAGTTCTAAACCACTTACCAAGGGAAGAACCGATACTGAACCATTAAGCCTTTCAAGAATATCGCAGTCAACACCTCTTGCTTTGATAGGTTTGCTGTATGCTGGACTAACATATTCTTTATTGCTACACTTCAATACCCATTTATTATTTGCATAACGAACACGCCGTCCCCCCTCCTCATACTGATCGGGGCAGTCATCATATGTCATACGCATAGTGGTTGAACCAAGGTTATTATTATGTTTATCAAATGTATCAAATGTTATTTTGTAGTTGTCTTCGCCCCTATCATTCTGGATACTGACTGGACGATATAAAACATTATTATTGCGTAATGCCTTGAATGGGAATGGAGGTAGAGGTTTAGGTTCCCAGCCACCATCGTCTACATTAATATCATCGGGATAAGGAATATTATTATCATCCATATGTTCCACTTGCTCGTATGAATAGCGTAACTTATGGACCCAGCGATAATGTGTCTTGTGTTCTTCTAACTGCCGTAGGACTTCATCTGCTGTTACGCCTGTAAAGTCAATAACTTTTTTATTGTTTGCCATTTGTCTATCTCCTGCTGGTCTCTCCAGCGTATGATACATCTTACCACCTCTGCCAACCCTTGTCAAGAAGGAAGGGCTACTCCCTCGTTGGAGGTTTCGCCCTATACTTTATAACGGATATTTATTTTGTATACATCCAGTCTCGTGTATCCAGTTCCCCTACATTTACTCCGTCAATATAATGTGTAACCTCGTAGTGGTCTGGATACTTCCCAGTGCTGACGACGATGTCAGTGACAGTGCCGCCCATAGGAATAGGCATTCCCCATTCCATAGCAGCCAGGCATCGTGGTTCGCCTTTACGCATACGCTGCACGATGCGGTCGCCTACCTTAAACTTCTCAATAACATTTGCCATTTTATTTCTCCTGTTGGGGGTTGTTCCCCAGCGTCCGTCGTACTATATTCTATCTACACATATTATATTATTGCTTATCTTCTTCTATTGTTTCCATAATAAAGTCTGCCAACTTGCGAGCCTGCGGACTTGTCATCCGGGGCAGGTTTGTTGTATCAATATTA